TCAGTTTATAAGCAGAATGTATTTACTGATATTACAGTTTTAAATACAGCAGAGATGGTTAATACTAAAGTTAATCTAGATCAATTTGAACGTGCTGGAGTTTATCTATTTCTTGGAAGATTCTTACTTCCAGCTTTAACTAAATTTAGACCAGAAACAGAAAAAGATAGATTTGAAAGAATGGCAGAATATTACATGAGCCAATATAATATTGAATGGAGAATGATATTAGAAGATGGTGTTGAATACGATACAGATGCTAACCAAACTATATCTGTTAATGAGAGAGAACCTTTACATGGATTTAGAAGATTGGTCAGATAATGGCTGTAGATGTTAAAATAAAATCCAATGCAAAAGAGATAAGTCAAAAATTTAAAAAATTCCAATCTGTACTTCCTAGAATAATTGATAAAGGATTAAAACAAGCTGGATTTCAATTATTAGATATTATCAGAACTAAAACACAAAAAGGTATTGATTTTAGAGATAGACCTTTTGCACCATACTCACAAGGTTATTTAAAAAAACTTAATAGAGAAGGTAAATCAACAAATGTAGATTTATTTTATTCTGGTCGAATGTTAGGAAGTTTAACTCCATCATCAACTGTTAAGAAATCTGGTAAAAATAAAGTTTCATTAGCATTTAGTAATTCACAAATGAGACAAAGAGCATTATTTAACCAAGTATTGAATGACCCTAAAAGAGAATTTTTTGGCTTTAATGATAGAACAGAAAGTATTATACAGAAATCATTTAACAGATTTGTAGAAAAAGAATTAAGAAAGTTTAGAATATGAGTGTAAGAGAAAATATAGCATCTAATTTATTAACAACTATTTCTGGTATATCTAGCCCAGCAATTAAGAAAGCTACTAGACAACCTTTTATTTTAGATGAATTATCTGAACAGCAATATCCAGCAGTAATAATTCAAACTTCAGAAGAAGTTAGAGATGATTCAGAATTGGGAAATGGTGCAAGAACAAGGCATGGTACGATTGATTTTGTAATACTTGGATTTGTAAAAGGTGCAGAAGCTAATATTGATACTAAAAGAAATGAACTTATAACAGCTATTGAAACTGAAATAGAATCTGATATTACACGAAATGGTAATGCACTTGATACACAAGTTGTTTCTGTAGAAACTGACGAGGGTAGCTTATTTCCAGTTGGTGGTATTAGAATGACAATCAGATGTATGTACCAATATCAATCAGGAACACCATAAGGAGTAAGCTATGAAGATAGAAAAAACATTAGATAAAATTACTAAAAAAATCGATCAAATAGAAAAGATGCACGATAAAGAGTCTATGCTTTGTGAAGAAGTAAAAGATTTAATCGAGGAAATCAGAGAAAATTCTTTAGAAGATGAAGATGGGTCTTGGGAAGAAGAAGATGCTGATGATTTAGAGGAAGACTTTGAGGAAGACGAAGAAGAAGATATTGACGAAGAAGACGATAAATTGTAAAAGACCTTATGGCTAAAGATATTAAATTATATAAAGGTAGTTCAGAAATAATTATTAATGAAACTAATCTTGAACATTATTTAAGACTAGGCTATAAGCAAGAAAAAGAAACTAACAAAAAACCAAATAAGGATAAAAAGACATGGCAACACATCATGGAAAAGAAGGAGTTGTAACAGTTGGTGGTACAGCTATGGGCGAAGTTACTTCGTTCACACTAGAAACTACTGGAGATGTTGTAGAAGATACAGCTTTATCAGATGGAACTAAATCATTTGTAGCTGGAAGAACTTCATTCTCAGGAACAATTGAAATGCACTTTGACGAAACTGATTCTCAGCAAGAAACTTTAATTGCTGGTTCATCTATCGCATTTGTTTTATTACCTGAGGGTAATGATTCAGGAGATGCAAGTTATTCAGGAACTGGTATTGTAACTGGTATGAGTATCAACAACTCAATGGACGCAATTGTTTCTAGAAGTGTAACATTTCAAGGAACTGGTGCTTTAACTGTAGGAACTGTATAATCTGATTTATGAAGATTATAGACAGGGCTAAAAGTCATTTTGAAAGTTTAGGTGTTCAATCTATTGAAGTACCTGAATGGAAAGATGAAGATGGTAAGCCAACAATTATCTATTGGAATCCAATAACTTTATCAGAAAAAAATAAACTTTTTAAAAAGTCAGATAATATGTCAGATGTAAGTATTTTGGCTGATATTATTATTATGAAAGCAATTGATAAAGATGGAAATAAAATTTTTACTCTAGAAGATAAACTTGCTTTAATGCACAAAGTTGATTCTGATGTTTTATCTCGCGTTGCTGGTTCTATGGTACAAGCAATCAATCCTGAAGAAGTAAAAAAAAACTAAACTCTGATCCTGAATTAAAAAATTTACTTGTTGTTGCAGATAGATTAAAAATACCATTATCTTCTCTTTTAAAAATGGAAGTTTGGGAGTATAATCATTGGCTAGGGTATTTATTACTTGAGCAAGAAAAACAACAAGAAGAAATGGCGAAAGCGAAATATAGATAATGGCACAGAATTTAGTATTAAACATATTAGCAAAAGATAAAACTAAACAAGCCTTAACTGGTGTTCAAGCTGGATTAACTCGATTAAGAGCATCTATATTTTCTATTCAATCTGCATTAGCTGGTATTGGTGGTGCATTAGTAATTAAATCATTTGTTAATGTTGGAAGATCAGTAGAAGAATTAGGATTAAGATTTAATTTTTTATTTGGTTCAGCAAGAGAGGGTGCTAAAGCATTTGATACATTAGTTGATTTTGCAAGTAGAGTACCTTTTTCTTTGGAAGAAATATCTCAAGCATCAGGAAATCTTGCAGTTGTTTCTAAAGATGCAGAAGAATTACAAAAGAATTTAAAAATAGTTGGTAATGTTGCATCTGTAACTGGATTAGATTTTAGAACTACAGCAGAACAAATACAAAGATCATTTGCTGGTGGTATAGCATCTGCTGACATTTTTAGAGAAAGAGGTGTTAGAGCATTATTAGGATTCCAAGCTGGTGCAACTGTTTCAATAGAAGAAACTAGAAAAGCATTTGAAAGAGAATTTGGAGAGGGTGGTAGATTTGCACAAGCTACTGAAGTTTTATCAACTACATTTACTGGTACATTATCAATGTTATCAGATAAAATATTTAAGTTTAAATTAGAAACAAATAGATCAGGATTTTTTGATTTTTTAAAATCAGGATTAAAAGTTATTAATGACTTAGTAGAACAAAATGCAAAATCTTTTGACGACTTTGCTGATAGACTTGGTAAATCATTAATTAATGCTACTAAAGGAATTTTATTAGGTGGTGCAAGAATTATTGATGGACTAAGACCAGTATTTGAATTTATAGGAACAGCATTATTTGGATTATTTAAAATTTTTGATGCACTTCCACCAACAGTAAGAGAAATAGGTTTAATTGGTTTCTTAGTATTAGGAACAAAAGGAAGATTAGCATTATTAGGTATAGGATATATTCTTGAAAAAATAGGTGTAGATTTAAAAGCTATAAAAGAAAAAATTACAGGCAATAGCGAAGAATTAGAAAAACAAGGAGAACTAACTTCTAAAGTACAACACTTCTTTAGTTTAATTGATGGCGAAGTAATTAAAACAAAAGAAAATCTTGATGCTATGACTTCAAGAATTGAAGAAGCTAATAAACAAGCTAAAGCATTAAATAGTGAATTTGAAAAAACTGCACTAACTGTTTCTGATGGAATTAAAAAACCTTTAGATGATTTAAAAAATATTGGAAAACAAGTTACTGATGTTTTAAATATGGGTATTAAAGGATTCTCAAAAGGTATTGCAGAATCAATTGTTCTTGGCAAAGAATTAAAAACAACTTTCAAAGAAATTGCTCAAACATTAGCTGTTAGTATTTTACAAACATTAATAGAAATTATTGCAAGAGAAACAGTTTTATTAGCAATAGAAAAAGCTAAAACAATTTATAAACAACAACAAGCAATATTATCTGCAACATCAAATTTATCTGGTTTAGGTTCATTAGGTAGTTTCTTTAGAGCAAGTGGTGGTTCAGTACAAAAAGGACAACCATATGTAGTTGGAGAAAGAGGTGCTGAATTATTTATTCCAAACCAATCTGGTCAAATCACACAATCAGCTAGAGGAACTGGTGGTGGACAAACTACAGTTAATTTTAATATCAACACAGTAGATGCTTCGGGATTTGAAGAACTATTAATCAGATCAAGAGGAACTATAACTCAATTAATTAATTCTGCTGTAAATGAGAGAGGGGCTAAAAGTATAATCTAATGGCTGGTGCATTTCCAATATCAACTGCTCAATTTAAATCTTTAGGAATAAAGTCAATTCAAAATACTATTATCTCTAAATCTGTTTCAGGTAAGAAACTTGCAAGACAAATAGATGGTCAAAGATGGGGATTTACTGCTAGAATAATTACAGCTAAACGATCTGATGTTTATGGACAATTAATGGCATTTATAATTAAACAAAGATCAGGCAAAGAAAATTTTACAATAGTGCCACCAGAAGTCGAAGATGCTAGAGGTACAGCAAGTGGTACACCAACTGGTACAGCTAGTGCTGGAGATACATCTATTACATTAGGTGGAACTGGAACTGGCACATTAAAAGCTGGAGATTTTATTAAATTTGCTAATCATTCTAAAGTATATATGGTCGTTGCAGATCAATCAGATATTTCAACTGGAACTCTTACAATAGAGCCACCTTTAACTACAGCAGTTTCTTCATCAGATATTCAATATGATGATGTTCCATTTACAGTATATCTAACTAATGATATTCAAGAGTTTGGAATAGTGGGTGCTGGACAAGATGGAACTTTGTTATATCAGTTTGAATTTGATGTAGAAGAAGCACTATAGATGAAAAAATACAAAATAACTCATAGAGTAAGTGCCGATTTTATTGCTGAAATTATTGTAAATGAAGATGAAATTAATATTCAAACTAACGATCTTAAAGAATATAAGAAACCTAATAGCAAATTTGAATATACTATGTTAAAAGGTACAGAAAGTGTAACTCAAACAACTTACGAAGAATATGACGAGAAGCCTGACAACAGCAGTAAAGAACGAATTAGCAACGAATGATATTCGACCAGTACATCTTATCACTATTGGGTTCAGTACTCCTATTAATATTACTGATTGTTCCTTTTCGCTAACATCATCAGTATCAGGCTCATCAGTAACTTATTCAGCATCAGATTTTATATTAGGTATATCTAATCATACCGAAGAAACAGATATTACTAAATCAAGTATCACAATTAATTTATCTGGTGCAGATCAAACATTTATTTCAACTGTATTA